CGTCAGGATCATATTGTCCACGGCGTTTCTGACTTCCGGCGGCAGGGATGCGATCTTGCCGTAGCTCCGTTTTCCATTTAACTGCATCCCGGCGCCTCCTTTACGGCTTTACCAACGGGTCCTTGATATGCCCGCCGATCAGCTGCGTACCCTTGGGCAGCAGCTTACACTCCAGGTCCTCCAGAGGCAGGTCCGATATATGCGCTGGCGTGTGATCTTTCACGGTCCGCACCGCAATATATCCGCTCTCCTGCAGATAGTCGAGCGCCGCGCGAAGCTCTGCCCTTGGAATCTGCTCTTCATCGGAGAGGATCGGGCCGGCATTGCGCAGCCTGTAGTAAGTGCCCCTGTACAGATTCACCATCCGCAGGAATACTTCTGCGGCGTAGCTCATGCTCGTGAGCTCTGTACGGGACTGCAGATCGTTTTCCAACATCTCAGTCTCTCCTCTCCATTAAAAATTTTGTCAGCGCGTCCATCTTATTTTCCAGACGCAGCATGTTATGTTCAAAGACGTCCTTGCGCAGGCAGGTCTCCTTGACCTCCTTGATGTCCTCGCTGAGGGTCTGAATCTCTGTACGCATTTCAGAACGTACCTCCTTCATCTCTCTGCGCACGGCGTCGATGTCCGTTTTGTGGTCTTTTCGTGTGGTATAGTTCTCGCGGACTTCCTTGATGTCGGACGAATGTTCGTCCAGGCTCTTGAAAATGGACCGGCTTACCAATGCACCGATACACCCCAGCAGCGCTGTCAGGATGATCGTGATGAGCCACCAGGTGCCTGTATCAAAAGTCATTGCCGTTCCTCCTTGCCGAGGGAAAAAGAAAAAGGCATGATCCCCTCGTTGCTACGAGTAAATCATACCTTATCTTTACGGCAGCCATCCACCACAAAAATGCAGCAAAAAATTGCAATGGTCATTCAATTTCAGGAGCGTCGAACAGAGATACCTGGCCGTCTATGGGGGCTTGCCGCAGCTCCCGGATTTTGTCCCGGATGATCGTGCGGACCATACTTTCTCCCAGGTCCCATTTTTTACAAAGTTCATACACGTTATATCCGTTGTATTCTTCCCGGATCAGCCTGTCTCGGATCGGGATGAGCAGCGTATCTGCCTGCGGGATGTATACCCGCCCGGTGCCGCCGTACACATCCACCAGCCGACGGAAGGCATCCATACCGATGGTCTCAGCAAGTTCATGCGTCTCGCCCTTCAGGTCATCCAACTGCAGATGGTTCAGCAGCTCATTCCTCATTTGAAGCCGCCTCCTGTTCACGGTGGTACCGAGCGCTGTGCAGATACTCCAGCTCCTTGCGCTGTGTCAGGCTTTTGAGCCCCTCGATCAGTACGCCGCCTTGCTCAAAAGTGAGGAATCGAAACGGTTGAGCAGGAAAACTCGTTACCTTGAACTGTTTGGTGATCAGACCGCACAGACGGTCACGCAGCTGCACGCCCTCCGGTGCCGGGTCGAACTTTTCAAGTTGGAACATGAGGTACCACACTTTTTTCTGCTGCGCCGCGCTGACGCCGCCCGGTGTTTCGTCATATTTCCGCGCCCGTTTTTTCTTTGGAGCGGCCGGTGCGTTGCGTCGGCGCAGTTCAGTGAGGACCTCCAGCGCCTCGGAATGTGTCAAATCCTTGACGGACGTCTTGCCTGTCATCCCCTGCACCAGCTCGTGCAGCGCGTCCTCATGGCTGCTCCGGTCCACCATGCCCAGCTTTGCCGCGATGGCATATATATTTTTGACTTGCCCTTTGTCAATATCCAGAGCGCCCATGGCCGCTCCTCCTTCCTTACTGCACTTCCGGCTGTTCGCCGCTGATGTCGTAGTAGAACTCATCCCGCGTGCGGATATATGCCCCGATGCTTTCCAGCAGCGCGGGCGGCTCCTTTTTAAGCGCCTCCCGGTCCAGCGTCTCCGTGGTCTTCACTAGTTCCTTACGGCCCAGGGCCTTCAGCGCAGCGATGGCCTCCGCAACCTTGGCAGGCGCCAGCATCAGCTTGCTGGAGGCGCGGTATCCTACCTTGCCGAATACCAGCGTCCGGCTTTTTCCGTCCAGCTCTGCGCGGTGCGCGTCCACATATTCCTTGACGTCACCCTCCAGCCGCTTGATGCGATTCTGCAGCGGCTGTGCGTTCTTATTGTAGTCGTCCTTCAGACCGTCGATCCGGCGGTCCAGCTCCACGCCCAGCTCTGTAAGCGCGTACTGGCACTCCTTCAGATCGCGCAGGGCCGCATCCACCGCCGCCCAGTCCCGCAGCACCGGCTCGCTGGCCACTTTCTTTCTTGCCACTATGTACACATCCTTTCTCAAAATCCGCCCTCTGCATTTTTCCGGGCTTGGGACCGGCCCCGGCCCAATCGGGCAGGGGGCTGCATTACGGCCGGGGCACAGCCCCGGATGCGGCATTTTTCGTTTTACTTTGGCCTCTTCCACTGGTGCGTACTTTTCGCCGCACGACCGCCGCCGTACCAAAGCGCCCACGTTTGTTTTTTACAGGTCGCGCGGAGGCTTGCGCCCGTATATGCGCCACAGCTGGCGGATCGCTTTCTGGTTCCGACGCTCGAGCCGCCAATCCGCCAGCCAGTCCCGCAGGCCCGGCAGTGCGTTGATGAGCCACCGTATCCCATCGAAGATGATGATGCCCAGCAATGCGTCCAAAAAGGTTGACCAGTTTTGAGTCCATATGTCACACATGGCTGCCGCCTCCCGAATGTACCATCCGGCGCGCCTGCGAATAGTACGGTTCTTTCGGGACCCAGTTCACGCCGTACAGTGCATAGAAGGCGTCGTTGCTCATCTGGAACCACTTGATGGCCGTTTCCAGCGGGTCCAGGCGACGCTGCACACGCCCCTCGCTGTCCAGTATGTACAGTGTGCCGCCCACCAGACGGGCAGTGCAGGGCAGATATTTTGTCATGTCTATTTGTTCCATGGTATAGAACACTCCTTTCACAGCTTCATGAGCCTGTTCCATTTCTTATCCAGCGTCTGCGCTTCCTCAAGGATGGCAGACGCATGGTCAAGCACATCTGCCGGGACGTCCAGGATGGACTTGCCTTCGTATGGCGTCAGCAGCTCCGCCGCCTGTTGCCGAAGTCGTGCGGACTCCTCATTCAATCGGTCGGCTTCATCCAGCTTCTTTTGTTCACGCTGATAGTATCCAGCCGATACAAACCACGATTGCGCAGCCGGTCGATAATCCACAGTAGTTCCGCCTTAGTACAATCTTTCAACGTCATCAGGAATCCCCCTCCGCCGTGTATACTTGGCAGAACCAGCGGGGCAGGCCCTCATACACGAGCTTTCCTTTGGCCTCGCAGAAATAGAGGTCTCCATCTCGGCCATGAAAGACACGAGAATGTGCGCAGTATCTGCATCTTCGGTTGCGGCGCAGGCTGCGCCATTGATGAATGGTCAATCCTATCACGCTCCTAAAAAAACAGAGTTGAAACGGCCGCCGGGCCGTGGTATCCTGTACATGTGGTACGGTAAGCCATGCCGTGCCATATTCCTTTAAAGACCCCCGCCCGGTTTTCTCGTCCCGGGCGGGGCTTTTGGCGCGGAGCTGCCGTTACGACCAGCCACGCCGGCCCTCTTGGGCCGCGGCTCCGCGTACATTGTCCGGATTGAAAAAGAGGACCGTTTGCCGTATACTGGAGAAAAAAGGAGGCGGTCCCGTGACCGTTGATGAACTGCGCGCCCTCGTTATTGAATGCGCCGGCGAAAGCGTAGTCCGCGAAGCCGAAGCCGTTGATCCGGAGCAGGCGCACACTGTGCTGGCGAATCTGGTTGCAGACTGGAATGCCGGAAAAGACTTTGACCCCGGTGTATATGACTTTCTGCTCGGCCGCGTTGTGCTCCGGGACGATGATTCGCCGCGGCAATTTGGTATGCTAAAGCAGCAGGCAGTCTCCGAGCTGCGAGCCATCGTGATCCGTACATGGCTCACAGACATGTCCCGAGGTGTCGCCGCCACAGTGTGCAAGGCTCTTGCCGGTCTGGGCTACGGTGCACATATTTCCAAAAAGGGATTTGCGCTTGCGCCGCTGGACATCGCTGAGGCATGGAACAACCTCCATCCGGATGAGCCGCCGCTGGATATCGTCTGGGATTGAGTGCCGGGCCCCGCGTGCGCGGGGCCTTTTCCAGCACTCACAGCCCGAGGTTGAGTGCCTGAATCATCACGCAGTCGTTACAGTGATTTTCTTCCAGTTCTTCAGAGCTCCGGCACTCAAGCGGCCAGCGGCAATAGCTGTCGC